CAGTATGATCTATTTGCAATTACTCCCGAAGCCCACTTATCAAGGGCGGTAGGGATGCACGTAGATTCTCCTGATGCACTCACTGACCGTATTATAAAGTACGGTACTCAGTATACAGCGGCCTCTAGAAGCATTGCAAGACTCATATCTGTCGCGAAAGATTCTACATCGCGGCGGACGATAACCATCGAGCCATTGCTGAATCAATTTATTCAGCAAGGGCTCAATATTGAACTTCGAGAGTCAATTTCGAAGTGCAGTATCCTTTCCGGTTGTCTTGCATTGTCCAATCAGGGCGAGAATCAGAAACTCGCCTTGATCGGCTCCCTTAACCGACGTTGGTCTACAATCGATCTAAAATCGGCGTCTGACTTACTATCAACTAAGATGGTGAGCCGGACGTTCGATCATTTGCCTGAATTCTTTGGGCAGATGATGAATTGTAGATCCACGCATGTTGAGTGTGATAAATACACACTCGAAATGCGTAAATACGCCGGTATGGGAAACGCTACGACTTTTCCTGTGCAATCGATTGTTTTCGCCTTACTGGCGATTACTGCGATTGTCGACGATGGCCTTCGAAAGCCAACGCGCGGAAGAGTGAAGCGTGCTTCTAGACATGTTCGCGTCTATGGCGATGATATCATCGTCTCGACGAAACATGTACACAAGGTAGTGGACTGGCTTCAGAAGGCGGGCCTAACGGTCAACCAAAAGAAGAGCTTCCTTGACGGATACTTTAAGGAAAGCTGCGGTGTCGACGCTTATCGGGGTATTGATATCACCCCGGTTTATTGCCGACAACGTCCAGATGATTCTTCCATAGATCCTAGCGCAATAGCAGGTCTTGTGTCGTTCTCAAACCAGTTATGGTTAAAAGGACTCTACAAGGCTAGCGATACGATCGCGAGGGAAGTTGAGGGCAGACTAGGATTTAGCCTTCCTCTTGTATCTCGCAATAGTAGTGCGTTAGGCTGGCACAGCCGAACTGATGCGATGGATGCCAATTCTTGGGATTCAAAGCTCCAGTGCCTTACACTTAAGGCTCGAGTCCTTGCTTCTGTGAAGAAGAAAGATAATCTCGATGGATGGCCGGCACTCTTGAAGTTCTTCCACGTTCCCCTTCTCGGGAGACCGTTGAAGCATCTGCAGGAGTCTTCTATGCGATTCCGACTTAGGATCGCTCGGAAGAGGGTGCCTACTTACGTAGGTTAAATCCTGAAGACATTCTGTCGTCAGGTCAGAGAGGGCAACAAGAATCACCATTTTAACCGATGATGATACTTGAACACCGCGTC